TTTAAGTTTGATAGGGCTTTCCACCGTATCTGTCAGAAGGACGCTGAAACACTTTGAAGAACCTACGTTGCTTGCGATTTGTTTCTTGTCGCTTTCGATGTAATAACTATGGCACGATTGCTTTCGAGATTGCAATAAAAAAATGACGATTTACCGAATTAATTTTGGTTATCGTTTAAAAACAATGGCTTAAGAAGTGAATCGGATTGCTTGTCATACTAGGCAAGGCAGGTGACACATTATTCTTATATAGGCTCAACCTGAAGTAGTCTTTGTGCATCCCTTACACGTTTTACGTGCATTGGCTCTGTGGGGTAGGGTTTTATGACCACATTTTAGGCTGTCACTGTTATTAAAACAGTTTATTTATGCAATAAAAACAACGCACTAGCGCTGCAGAATAGGCAGGCGAGCCATATTTTGCTTAGAATTGTTCTAAAAACACAACCTAAAGTAGAAAAACAGTCACTGGGCACAACCTAAGAGGTACTGGGCGAGGGCCAGATGGGGGTACTGGGTAATGTATATATATACGTATACACACACGGGGTTTTTTGCTTTGTAAACTAGAAAACCTATCCGATTTCGCCATAAGCATAACTATTTAGTATATATATGCAAGTTTAGGGCTTGACAGAGGGGGGCTACCTGAGTATAACTGCGTAGCAGGAGCAGGAGATAGTTAAACTATATAGTAAACTTCTACTATTTACTACTATATAAAAGAAATAACTTGACAAGAGTTTAACTATATAGTAAACTATGTTCTAGTTCATACAATAATAATCAATAATAAACGAGTATGAACTGAATGGTATGTGTTAGACTTAAAAGTTTAACTCCCTCTTGTGTCTCCTCTTCCTCTTAGTTGAACGTAAGTCAGCACATACCTTTTTTGTCGTAATAGTAAATTAAGTGTTGACTTATATGAAAAAGTCCGTACAACTGTATGCATCTGATAATGTTATTGAAGAGTTCTATAAGGCTCTAGTAGATAACAATAGTAAAACTATGCAAAAGATTCACATTCCTAAGAGTGATGTATTCTATGTCAGGGCAGCTATTGAGGCTGACACTGGTGTGAGGTACTCTTTGGATCACGTTGAGAGAGCGATGTATTTAGAGGGTCACCTAAAGCGCTACGAAGTGCTAGACCCTGACAGAGAGCGAGAATATGGCAGGTAGAGATTACAAGAGAGAGCGACAATTACAGAGTACTCCTAGAGAGTTGGCTCGTAATGCTGCCCGTAAGAAAGCTCGACGTAAGTTAGAGGCTGCTGGTAAAGTTAAGAAGGGTGACGGTAAGGATGTTGACCATAAGAATGGTAACCCTCACGACAACTCTAAAGCTAATCTACGGGTAACGACTAAAAAGAAGAACCGTAGTTTCCCTCGTAATAGTAAAGCAGGTAAGAAGTAGTAAGGATATAGAAAATGCCAGCAAATAATTCTACAGCAAGACCAAAGAATCGTGATCAAAAACAAGCGACTCAGTTACTTAAAGATATAAGAACTCTTAAAGCCAAGCTTCGTAAGCAATTAGGAAATGGTGAGATAACTCAAGGTGCTTTTAATAGAACTATGAAAAAACTTGACCCTGCTTTTAAATCTTCTGTTGTTAAAGGTATATCAGAACCAAAGATGCAACAAATTGAAAGAAATTCAGCTAAGAAGACTATGACAGACTCTAGTTCCCGTAGAACAGGTAGAAAAGTTAGGTAATCCTATGGCTACAACTAAAGATGTAGAACGTCTACCTAGTGGTGGACTAAAGTACCGGGGTGAAACTTATCCGGGGTACAACAAACCTAAGCGTACTCCGGGTGCAGCTAAGAAGAGTGCTGTACTAGCTAAGAAGGGTAGTGAGGTTAAGGTAGTTCGTTTTGGTGACCCTAAGATGAGTATCAAGAAAGACCAGCCTGATCGTCGTAAGAGCTTTAGAGCTAGACATAACTGCGATACTGCAACAGATAAATTTAGTGCAAGATACTGGTCTTGTAAGGCGTGGTAGCTATGACTGATCTTAAGCTTCCTGTTGCTTTAGTTGTAGCTATGGCTGTACAGCTTGCAGCTGCTGTGTGGTGGGTATCTAAACAGGCCCACACTATTGAGGTACTACAGCAAGACGTTGTAGATATGAAGACTTATATGAACTCTATGGATATTGACCTAGAGGCTCTGATAGAGTTTGCTACCTTTACTGAGAATAGGTGGGCTGAAGAGTACAGTAATGATATGACTTATGAAAGAGTGTTTGGCACTAAGGAGCCTACAGTAGAATGACCCTTATTTCTCACTTTCCTCTACCTAGTTTTCCTTTTCAGACTCACGATAATATAGTCTTTGAGAAAGCTGATAAGGACAGATCTAGTAGAAATAATGAAGAGTTTAAGCCAGAACAGCCTAACAAGGTGACTCCTGACACACCTGTAGAGGATCTTAAGATAGTGAATCAGATGTATGCATACAACCCTGATCCTAATAAGTTACGTAAACCCGATGGACAAATAGTAGATTTTGTAGTGGCATAATATGAGTAAATCACCTACACCAACAAATAAGAAGTTGTATGCCTCAGTTAAGGCCGCAGCTAAGAAGAAATTTAAAGTCTGGCCCAGCGCTTACGCTAGTGCTTGGCTTACTAAAGAGTATAAGCGCAGGGGTGGTAAGTACTCTGGTAGCAAATCTAATAAGGTAGCTTGATATGGCTAAGGGTGGACTAGGACAGTGGTTCGGTGAAGAGTGGACTGATATTAAGACTGGTAAACCTTGTGGTCGTTCCTCTGGTGAAAAGCGGGGTTATCCTGCCTGTAGACCTAAAGCGGTAGCTAGTAGGATTAGTAAGAAAGAGGCAGCTAAGAAGACTGGCCCTAAGAAAGTTAAGTGGTCAGTGACAGCATCAGGTAGAAAGAGGAATGCGTAATGGCAAAGAAAGTTTGTCCTAAGTGTAAAGGAAAAGGTTGTTCTCATTGTGGGGGCACAGGTTATCATAAAGTAGGAATGGCAAAGGGTGGTGATATGGGTAAGAAAATGAATGCTGGTATGGCAGCGCTTAAGAAAGAGGCTCCTGCAGTAGCTAAGAAAATGGGCTATATGGGTGGCGGTATGGCTAAGAAGAAGATGGGCTATGCTCACGGTGGTCTAGCCTGTGGTGCATCTAATAAGCCTTCTCAAGCAGGTACACGTAGTATCAAGACTTCTTAGCATAGCGGGTATGCACATTTTATATCTACTACAAGATTAAAAATTATGTATAACTATCTCCGCACGTAATAAAAGGAGATAGTGCAATGTTTAAGAATTTACTAACACGTATTCAGAATCATCAGCAGCGTAGAGCAGACTACTGGGTTCTAAAGAATATGTCTAATAAAGAACTACACGATATAGGTATATCAAGAGGAGAGATATATAATCGTGTATACGGCAACGAACAGTGAGGTTAAGTAAGGAGTTACCCCTTATACTAAGTTTAACTGTTATAGCTGGTGTGTCCTCTGGGGATACAGATAGACAAACAGGTAGTGGACTTATAAGAGGGGGTTCCTACAGTGATAGATCCAGTAACCGCTATAGGTTTAGCCACAACCGCATTTAATACTCTTAAGAAGGGTATTGCAGTTGGGAAAGACTTACAAGATATGGGTAGCCAGCTAACACAGTGGGCTGGTGCTATCAGTGACTTAGATTTCGCTGAAAGACAGAACGCTAAACCACCTTGGTATAAAACCCTTGGTGGTGGCGTTCAAGCAGAAGCAATGGAGATATTCGCAGCTAAGAAGAAAGCTGAGTCTATGCGTAAGGAGTTAAAAGATTACATCTGTGTAATGTATGGCCCCTCGCACTGGGAAGAGCTTTTACGTATTGAGGCTGATATAAGAAAGCAGAAGAAAGAACACGATCATAAACGAATAGAGATGCAGCGTAAGTTAATAGAGTGGGGAGCAGGCTTTGTGTTGTTCCTAGTTATTACGGGTAGTCTTGTTGGTTTTGTATATTTAAGGACTTTAAGATGACAAGAGCTTTAACAGAAAAACAACAGAAGTTCCTAGAGGTTCTCTTTGATGAGGCTAATGGGGATGTTGTTCAAGCAAAGAAGTTAGCTGGATATGGGGAAAATAGTTCTACTTCTGTTATTGTAGAGTCTCTAAAAGATGAGATAGGTGAAAAGACACGTACTTGGTTTGCTCGTACTGCACCAAAGGCAGCTATGGCAATGACACAAGCATTATACGATCCTACTGAGTTAGGTATTCGTGACAAGATGGCTGCAGCGAAGGATTTGCTTGATCGCGCTGGGCTAGGCAAGGTAGACAAGGTTGATGTTACTTCAGGAGGAGGTGGTATATTTTATTTACCCCCCAAAGAAGGAAAGAACGAGTAGACCTTGCCACAAATTGACTATAAGAGAGACTTAGGTTTCTGGGAATTGCCCAAGCCTAAGAAAGGTAAAGAGAAAGAATGGCACCCTGTAGCTAAAGTATCTCAAACAATACCTTTTGGGTATGATGTAGACCCCGAAAATGATAAACTATTACTACCCATACCCCACGAATTAGAAGCCCTAGAGTTAGCAAAAAGACACCTAAATCAATATAGTTACAGAGAAGTCGCTATTTGGTTGACAAAGCATACAGATAGGTGTATATCTCATATGGGTTTAAAAAGGCGGGTTGAGATTGACAAAAGACGTAAAAAAGCAGCTATTATTAAACGCAGACTTGCCAAAAGGCTCCAAGAAACCCTCGCGGAAATCGAGAAGCTTGAAAAAGGCAGGGTCGGGGCGTACTCAGAAGAAGAATAGCAAGACAGAGACAGTCGCTACTCCCCTTGAAACTGTTGCTGCAGAGGCTAAGGCTCCTGAGTTTGATGTCGAGGCAGCACAGTCAGTAGTGTTTAAGCCAAACCCCGGCCCTCAGACAGACTTTCTTAGTTCATCTGAGCGTGAGGTTTTATATGGCGGTAGTGCTGGTGGTGGTAAGAGCTATGCGATGCTTGCTGACCCACTACACGGTTTAAACGATCCTAACTTTAGTGGGTTGTTAGTACGACATACTACAGAAGAACTAAGGGAACTTATACAGAAATCTCAGGAGTTATACCCTCGTGCTATTCCCGGCATTAAGTGGTCTGAACGTAAGTCTCAGTGGACATCACCTAGAGGTGGTAGACTCTGGATGTCATATCTGGATAAGGATATGGACGTTACGAGGTATCAGGGTCAGGCGTTTAACTGGATTGGGTTCGATGAACTTACTCAATGGCCTTCACCTTTCGCTTGGGATTATATGAGGAGTCGCTTGAGATCCGCAAGTTCTATGGAGCTAGGTCTATATATGAGAGCGACTACTAACCCCGGTGGTAGCGGTCACTCTTGGGTTAAGAAGATGTTTATTGACCCAGCGCCTTACAATAAATCTTTCTGGGCAACTAATATCGAAACTGGTGAAGAGATTAAGTATCCAGCGGGTCACTCCAAAGCTGGTCAGTCTTTGTTTAAGCGTAGGTTTATACCTGCTAGTCTGTTTGATAATCCTTACTTAGCAGAGAGTGGTGACTACGAGGCAATGCTTCTTTCGCTACCAGAACACCAACGTAAGCAATTACTAGAAGGAAACTGGGATGTTAACGAAGGCGCAGCCTTTCCTGAGTGGAATAGAGCCATACACATCGTTGAGCCTTTTAAAATTCCCTCAAATTGGACTAAGTTTAGAGCTTGCGACTACGGTTACGGAAGTTACACAGGCGTTGTCTGGATTGCTGTATCACCCTCTGAACAGCTTGTTGTCTACAGAGAGCTATATTGTTCTAAGGTTACAGCTACTGATCTAGCAGATATGGTACTGGAAGCAGAGGCAGAAGATGGTACAATTAGATATGGTGTTCTGGATAGTTCTCTATGGCACAAGCGTGGTGATACTGGCCCGTCACTGGCTGAACAAATGAATATGAAGGGTTGCCGCTGGCGTCCTTCTGATAGGTCTAGAGGATCTCGTGTAGCAGGTAAGAACGAGATGCATAGAAGGTTACAGGTAGATGAGTATACAGAAGAGCCTCGTATGGTTTTCTTTTCCACTTGTACTAACACTGTAGCTCAACTACCGTCAATACCTCTTGATAAGAGAAACCCAGAGGATGTTGATACAAATGCAGAAGATCACTTGTATGACGCTCTAAGGTATGGTATAATGACAAGACCTAGAAGTTCTATATGGGATTACAACCCTGCAACTCAACGATCAGGGTTTCAAGCCTCTGACCCTAGCTTTGGATATTGAATATGGCAGAACAAGACGAACTTATGTTTGAAACAGATGAAGTTACAGCGGCAGAGGATGCAGAAGATAGCATCTTTGAGTCTGTATCAAGCGTTGTATCTTTTGTAAATGAGCGATTTAAACGTGCTGAAGATTCTCGTAGTGGTGATGAGGATCGTTGGCTACGTGCTTACAGAAACTATCGCGGTATTTATGGAACGGATGTTCAGTTCACTGACACAGAAAAGTCTCGTATATTTGTAAAGGTTACTAAAACAAAAACTCTCGCAGCCTACGGACAGATTGTTGATGTGTTGTTTGGTAACAATAAGTTTCCACTAACTATAGACCCCTCTGTTTTACCAGATGGTGTAGCTGAGTCAGTTCACATAAACATAGACCCTAACGCAGCACAGGCTGGAGAGGCTTTAACAGCGGTTACTAGAGATGATGCCCCAAAGCCTTATCTTATTGGCCCAGACACAGAACTACTTCCGGGTGAAACTATTGTAGACTTACAGAAACGTCTTGGCCCATTGACTGAGAAGCTTGCACCCGTAAGTGAGAAAGTTGTAGAGGGAGAGGGAACTACATCTACTACAGTAACATTTCATCCCGCTATGGTTGCTGCTAAGAAGATGGAAAAGAAGATCCACGATCAGCTTGTAGAGTCAGGTGCTAATAAACATCTTCGCAGTATGGCTTTTGAAATGGCCCTTCTAGGCACTGGTGTTATGAAAGGCCCGTTTGCAGTAGATAAAGAGTATCCTAATTGGAACGAAGAGGGTGAGTATGATCCACTAGTAAAGACTGTACCATCTACAAGTCACGTTAGTGTGTGGAACTTTTACCCTGACCCAGAAGCCACATCTATGGATGATGCAGAGTACGTTGTAGAACGTCACAAGATGTCTCGTACTGAATTACGTAGTTTAAAACATCGTCCTTACTTTATGAGTGATGCTGTAGAGCTTGCCGTAGATAAAGGCCCAGACTACGATATGAAGTACTGGGAACAAACTATGGAAGACAGTGACACTGAAGCTTCTACAGAGCGCTGGGAAGTACTAGAGTTCTGGGGTTTTGTCGATACAGACCTACTTCAAGAGAATGGTGTGTCTATTCCTAGTGAGTACAAGAACCTAGAAGAACTTAACTGTAATATCTGGGTTTGTAATGGTGAAGTTCTACGTTTCGTTCTTAATCCTTTTAAGCCATCAACTATACCTTATTATGCAACACCATACGAACATAACCCTTACTCATTCTTTGGGGTAGGTATTGCGGAAAATATGGATGATACGCAAACTCTTATGAATGGGTTTATGCGTATGGCTATTGACAATGCTGCATTATCTGGTAATCTAATCATAGAAGTTGACGAAACTAATTTAGTTCCGGGGCAGGACTTAAGTGTGTATCCCGGGAAAGTGTTTCGAAGACAGGGGGGCGCTCCGGGGCAAGGCATTTTCGGGACCAAATTTCCCAATGTAGCTCAAGAAAATATGCAACTATTTGATAAGGCTAGAGTTTTAGCAGATGAAAGCACAGGTTTCCCAAGCTTTGCACACGGTCAGACTGGTGTTAGTGGAGTGGGGCGAACTGCTTCTGGCATCTCTATGC